ACTGTCTGTTCTGGATAAGTACCACCACCCGTAGCAGTTCCTCCAGTCCCTGCTTCAACTGTTATATCATACTGTGATGGTGCCGTATCAGATTGAAAATGTGCTGTTATAGTAGAATTGGCTTTAACTATAACTGATGTTGATGAACTATTTGTATTAGAAATTTCACTATCTCCACTCGAATCTGTCCAATTTAGAAATACCATACCTTCACTTGCCTGTGCTGTAATATAAATTGTACTATTTTCTTCAAAAGAACCTCCAGTAGTAGTATTACCTTGACCAGTTACAGTTCCTCCCGTTCCTGCTTCAACTGTTATATTATAAAATGGGGTTGTAGATGTTCCTGCCAAATCATCTTGTGTAAAATTGGGACCTACAGGAATTGCATTTATAACAGGATCATCAAGGTATCTAATATGTGGTGTTATATCAAATGGAATTAGTTCAAAATCCGTTCCGGCTTCATTAAGTTTTGTTGGATGAGTATTTATACCTTGTGATTCCAAGTATTCTTTACATTCAGAAAAACCAGAACCAAATACTCTTTTCTTACCTTCTTGTATTAAATAATAATTTCCTGATGGGGCATTTTGTCCTGTCGTCCATTTACGTATTACAGTTCCATCTGGTATGTATTCTAATGTTGGATCATCTTCTGTAATACTTTCTTCTCCAACTACTAAAGGCCCGTAAGTTACGGTATCAATAAAATTAGGACTATTAATTACTACTGAAACATCCATACTTCCACCTATCGTATACTCGTGTGAAATTTCAGGTCCACCAAACTCTTGATGACCACAACCAAAATCCCAATAATAAGAAAGTTGTAATGGTGCCACATTTCCATTTTCTATCTTTGCCGTAAATGTTACTGGAGTATCTGTTATTGCATTATTATCAGGATAATTTGTTTCTATAGTAATAGGTGGTATTGGATCTTCTAATGACCAATCTGGATTTTCTTCTGCTGTAGGTACTTGATTTGTATACCCAACGATAAAAGCATTTTCAATCTCAAGAGTTCCACCTATATATTTCTTTAAGAATCCAGGATCAGTACCATCCTTGATTACAAATTTAAACCCCGTATTATCCGCACTATTAAATTTTGCTTCACCACTTACTGTTGGACCCCCATCAGTAAAATCACCTATTCCACTTACAGGTTTATAAACTCCATCAGAAATATACAAACTACTAAATTCATCTTTATATTTATCCAAATTAATTGATTGTGGTGCCAATCTAACTTCTTTTTTATTTGCAGATATTTTATCAACAAAAAATTTATATTCTTTTACATCAAGTTCACTGGGTTCACTTCCATCTCCAGCCGGACCGTTTCCTTGAAATACCTTACCATCATCATCTACATAAAAATCACCCATTGGTTCACCAGTAAATCTTGGATTTCCACTGTGAACTACCCCCGATTGATCCCCTACTGTCTTAGTTAAAACAATTTCATCTGCTCCTGCTAATCGTCTATAAAAGAAATACTTAACTTTATAATCACCACGAGTAAAACCTACTTTTCTTAAATCATTACCTGGTTTTAATTTTATATTATTATCATCATTCTCAAAATCTTCACTAATACCAGATTTAAGATAGATATCATCTAAACCATACACATTAAATTTTACAAAATCCTCTATATGATTACCAAAAATAGGAAAAAGATGGCCGGACTCTCCTAAGATTCCCATTCCTTCTTTTTTTAGAAGTTTAAAATCTTTATCATTTAACTTAGTTCTATATCGTGGCATCTTATGTAAGTTCCTTAAATTCTCTATCTAAAATTGTATTCCATAAGTCACCTCTATAATAAACAGGAGATTTTTTATCAACTGTTATATATTGATCGGGTCTTTCATAATTCAACCCCGTATCTGGATCTTCATAGGCTAAAAACACGCCACCTTCATTTCTCAATGGTTTAGTTTTTGCTATTGGTACTTTTCCAAGTTTAGGATCTACAATATCCTTTTCCTTCTGAAATTTTAAAGCCCATTGTAAATTATTTTGATAATCAACTCTATCTTGCTCATGTAATTTTTGATAGAATTCATTTTTTTTCAATTCTTCCTTTGTATATGGCATTTTTTATCTCACTACTTTAAACGAATGTTTCTCATCAAAATATTGAACAGTTTCATCAGCAGTTCCACTACCACTTACAATCTTATAATTTATTCTATAAAACCTTTCAGACTGTAATCCATTCATCCACAAATTGAAATAATTACCAGTTGAATCACAACTTACTACTGAACCACTTCCAAAAGGTACTAAAACATCTTCTGTATAGGCGTCCTTGATTTGATAATATGTACTTCCACTTGGTAGATATTTTACCGTATTATATCCAGTTTGATATTGATCTGTAGCCGAATATGTTCTTTCTGGAAACCTTTCTCTACCAACAACTCTAAATTTTATTTTTGAACTTTCTTTATATTTAGGTCGTAGTCCTCTCATATAAAGATTCACATCTTCTAAATTAGCAGAAGAAAGTGCAGATAAAGAACCAGTTGCCCACTTTGAATCATCCCAAACTACTTCTAACTTAGGTGGATATACCGTATGAGTTTCACGAGAAAAGAAACTAAATTGTCCATACCTTGTAGTATTTCCTTCTTCAAGATTTGAATCTGTATTACCAATACTACCACTTCTCTTTAACATAAATCCTTCATTTGGAACTGTACTGTGTAACCATTTCCACGTAATATCGGTTACATCCATTCTTAAATCTGCTGGTTCATTTGTAAATGATTGTGAAGCCTCATATCCACTTCCACTATACCAAGTTCCACCAGATCCAGAAACAGTATTCCATTGGGTTTTCGTAATTCCATTGTCTTTCCATTTCCATCCCGTTCCATCTTCTACTGCTGGGAAAAAAGAAAATTTTCCAGAACCATTTTCCCAAGATTGACTTACTGGATATCCATATAAAGTTTGTGCTACATTTAACTCTCTCGAATTGGCATCATATAAATTTAAATAAAATTTTGGAAAATTAGATGAAGATGGTATTAAACCAGATGATATTGATTTAGAAACATAAGTCAAATCAAATTTAATAAGTGCACGAGAAACATAAATAACATCACCTTCGGCATTCATATCTTTTTTAATTTCAAGAATCTCATCAAGTCCACTATTCAAACTCTGACTTATCTCATATAATGTTGTATCTTTAGTTGCAAATTCAAAATAATGCATTTATCTTCTCTCCTTAAAACGTTTGTCCAATAGAATCACCAATCGCTCTTCCTTCTATATCTGTATCAGGATATTTCAATTCAAACATAGATGGATCCAGTGAAGGGTACACTATACCATCTTTCGTTGCATAATTTATATCATATATATTTCCAGAATAACCGCCGGTGGTTAACCATTTATTAGTAATCAATACAGCATGTTTTTGTATGTTATCTTCTTTAGGTGGAACAATTGCTCCTACACCATCGACATTTGAAATAGCTGCAGCCAGTTCTGCAATAACAATCGGTTGATTAATTTGCCATTTATCTATATTAAAAAATTCTTTAATTTTTTGTATACATCTCAATGTTACTTCATTTTTATTAAAACCTCTCCTTGCTATATAAGTAAATTTAACTCCAATATTAATAATCCATGCATTTTTAATATTAATTGCATCAGTTACTAATCTATATTGACCAAGATATGTTTTAAGATTTTCTTTAACGGCTACATTAAGTTGAATAAGTTTTTTATTAGGATTATATCCAAGAGTATATAAATTTAATGCCAATGGATTTGGAAGTCTTTTGATGCTAGATACAACATCTTTAGCCCTAAGTTGTTCCAAATTTCTTTCATCAATAAAAATTCCCGATCCTTCAGCAGTTTCTAACTGCATATTTGGAATATTCAATTGTTCATCTTGAACAATATATGCCTTTGCTACTGCTCCATATTTATTACCCATCGCATAAGTTCTTGTAATATAATCCTCTTTTGTTACCGTTCTACCTTGTGCCTGAAAATATGCTAATGCGTTATTTTTAATTTCAATTATTGTTTCTGCAGATTTTCCACCAGTGGCCGGTGATGGATTATTTACAGCTAAAGAATTTTCAGTTGTAGTAACTAATCCTGAATCAAGTCCTGTAGTATCAAAGGTAGTAGCAAGTGCACTAATAGAGGTTATTGAATTGGCTGATACATTGTCACCTATACCACCACCATGAGCGTATTTTACTGTAAGTGTTGTATTTGCTGGTGCTTGTCCATATGCCTTAGTTTTCAGAAAGTTTGCTGGATCAAAATATGTATCAAGATAACTTGGACTTCCTGGTAACGCTGAACCAACTGAACTTGGATTAGGAATTATTTCTTCATCTGGACTGTCTGATATTCCTGATCCAAATCTTAATTCTGTTTTACCACCATGAGTAATATAAGTAACATATCGTCTTGGTGTCTTTTTTAATTTTAACAAATATGGAACTGTATCATTATACTGTGCCAAATCTGGATCACTGGCCGCTGTATTTTCTGCTTCTACAAATATAGTATCTTGTGCCAAATATGGTACTTCATACCAACTATTTCCATCACTATCTGTTACTGAAATTATTTCTATAATATTTTTTTCTGCTAATCCTATCCGTGGATATGATTCTGCTGAACCAAATGTAAAATATTCTGTTTTAGTAGTTCCACTTGATATTTTCACACTTTTCTTTAATAAATAAAATGATGGGACTTTAGTTGTTTGATTAATTTCAAATACATCAATCGTTAAAGGATCAAACGAACTTGAAAATTTAAAATTACAATCTTCTAATGTTCTAAATATTGTTCCATTATCTGCAGTTACCTGTACCCCTTCATTAACAGTAATGGCATATCTCATATCAGGTTTAACATTTGTTCCTGTTCCAATCGAAGGAACTGTTTGAAAAACATCAGCGGTAGTTAAAGATGGTCTGGTTACTTTTGGTTTATATCCATAAACTTGGGCCATTTCATAAATAGTCTTTGTATCTTCTGCATAAGCCAATAACATTTCTTTAAACTGAGTATCAACATAGTAAGAAAGAACATCACCAACATAAGATGCCATTTCGATAAACATCATACCAGGTGATGCCTCATTAAAATCATTATATGTATTTGGATAATAAGTTTTTGCAAACTCTATTAGTCCTTCTCTAAAAGCACCAAAATCTTTGTTCAAATATCTAACATCTTTTTGGACTCTTGTTGCCATTTTACTTCTCCTTACATTATGTACCCGTAATAAAATTAAAAGTTATAACATCATGTACTTGTGGATTTATATCCAAACTAAATTCAAGGTCAATATTTAACTGATTAACTTCTACTTCATCTTGTTCTACATTCAATTTATTAATTGTTACGTGTGGTAGCCATTCTGCCATCGCTTCAGCTATATTTGTTTCAACATCGGTAATTAGATCATCAGTCAAAGGTTCAAATAATACTTTAAATAATCCACAACCAAATGTAGGTTGTCCTACTCTTTCACCTTTATTTGTTAAAAGTAAATTTCTAATATTACTTCCTGTTTGAGAAAGTGTAGTTCCTGTACCAGGGAAAAATCCCTTAACATCATCATGTTTCATAGGTAATTCTAAACCAATTATTACATCTGGATCTAAATCTAATTCTAATGCACTTCGTGCTCGAGCCATTTATTTACTCCATTATGGACGATAATTCGTCCCACCTTTTTTCTGGTCAATTGCCTTCATAACTGCTGAATAATCTCTTGTCAATGCATCTTGTACATGGTCTGGAACTTGGTCAACATTTACTCTTGCATTTTTGATAGTTTGAACTGCTCCTATATCTCGTTTCTTCTGTTTTACGACTTCAGAAGTTGCTACTCCTGGTGGTGAACCTGCCAAAACATCATTTATTTTACTCGAATCAAATACCCCATCACTTAAAGTAGGATAATCTTCATATCCTCCAACTTGTGGTGCTCCACCTTCACCTTGTGGAACTCCACCAGCGGTTTCATTTAACACCTTGTTAATGGCCTCATTTGATGTATAATGTACCTTTTTCTTAGGTTTAGTTTTATACTGCTTCCTAATAGGTTCT